TTGAGGCTCTTTTCATCGCATGGTATCAGATTGAGCAATACTCCCTGCCGTTCGCCAACTCTGCCGAGGCTCGCAAGTTCGCACAATGGCTCTATGACAACCGCGACAATGACAACGTCATGTCATCGCGTGAGGAACCGGGGCGTTATCTTTGGTGGCTGTGGAATAAGGGCGCGACATTGGAGGCCATCAATTGGTATGTGCAGGAACGCGCAGGCAAGAATGACCACGGAGTCATGGCTTCCGAGTTCCCCTCGGATGATGTTGAGGCGTTCGTCCATTCGGGTACTATGGTCTTTGACCGCTACCTCGTTGAGAAATTTGACAAGACCTGCAAGCCTCCTCGCTACATCGGTGACGTGTATGCCGATGATGACGAGGGAGAGGGCGCGTTGCAGAACGTGCGTTTCAGCGAGGACAGGCAGGGTCAGTTGTGGATTTGGGCGAAGCCGGAGATTGATGATGAATATGAGGTCACCGACCGCTACCTCACTGTTGTGGACGTGGGCGGCCGGTCCGACAAGGCCGACTTCTCGGTCATCTTGGTTATTGACCGCCTCAACATGATGGACGGCGAGCCTCCTGCCGTGGTTGCTCAATGGTACGGCCACTGCGACATTGACCGCCTCGCGTGGAAAGCTGCGCAGGTGGCGGCCTATTACAACGAGTCCTTGCTTGTCATCGAGTCCACCACCCTTGAAACGCATGACCGGGAAAGGCAGGTGGAGGGCGGTGACCAATCGCAGTACATCCTCAATCAGATTTCATCCGTGTATCCCAACCTCTACGCTCGCCGTCAGTCCGAGGACGAGATAAGGCAGGGCATACCGCGCAAATGCGGCTTCCATACCAACGTGGCCACAAAGCCGATGATTATCTCCACTCTGGTCAAGGTCATCCGTGAGCGACTCTACACCGAGCGCGACCGCAGGTGTCTTGACGAGTTCCTGCAATATGAGCGCAAGCAGAATGGAGCATACGGCGCGGTTATCGGCCATCATGATGACTTGCTCATGACTCGCGCCATAGGTATGCACATCTGCCTCTATGAAATGGATGTGCCTCGCCTCATCCTGCGCAATCAGACAGCGACACGCAAAAAAAGCGGCCTCGTTTCCGAAGCCGCTTGGTAAGGTGGTCTGTATCGTTAGGCCGCCAACATCTGCTGTGCGCTCTGCACGGCCTGCATATTCGCGCCCTGCTGTGCCTGCTGTGCGAGTTCGGGAGAGATACCTTCGGGCATCTGACCCTGCTCCAACTGCTCGCGCTGTGCTTTGATGCTTTGCAGGAGTTCGTCCCCGAATGGGAAATCGCCGTGTTCCAAAAGTTGCTCCACGGATATTGCCTGCGCTTTCCACAATTCCATGAGCATCTCGTTCGCCATCGCGCGGTAGGTAGGCGTGGCCGTACTCTCCACGATGGAAAGGTCAAACTCAACGTTGCGGATTTTCTTCGGGTCATACTCAACGATTGAGCAATTTTTGCCTGCGATGTTGAATACTCGCGGAGTGTCATAGAATTGCTGAATGTTCTTGACATCCTTGGTCGCGCCGTCACGGATGAACTCCGAGAACGTGTCAAGCAGGTCAAGGAGCGAGGTGGTGGCGTTCTGCGCCTGCTGATTGTACAGCGAGGCCGACATGCCCGAATAACCCGGCTTGCCCTGCAATGCGCCGTTCACGCCCGATATGTCCTCAAAGAACTTCAACTGCATATTCAGCAACTCGGATATGCCGATTTGCGTGCAGTTGTTGGCAATCTGCTGTGGTATCGTCCTGCCGTCCTTGGGGGTCTTTATCATGATGATGCCGTTGAACCGCGCCCACTCGTCCGCGACTTCCTCCATGCTCATGCCCTTGGGCAGGCACTCCTCCGGGAACAGCAGCACACCATTGGCCGAGGCTCGCATAATCCAATCGTACATGGTGATGAGGCGGTTGGTGTATCGCTGTTGGTCGATGACGTTGCTGACAAACGAGTGTATCTCTCCGTCAATAAACGGATATGCGAGGAACACATAGGGGTGGCTCTTGTGTTCGTAGGGGGTTTCTCCCTCCTCAAGTATATCGCCGAACGGAGTCAGATAGTAGTAGTACCAATAGGAGTCTATGAACCATTCATACTTGATGAGCGGCACATCTTCCTTGGCCATGCCGAGTTCTCGCGCGTCCTCCAAGCGTTTGCGGTTCACACTGCCTACAAACTCCTCAAAGTCCTCCACGTCTACCTTGAACACGTCACCGCTGTTTACATCGTGACAGCGATAGCGAGGCTTGCTTTCCTTGCGCCACACCTCAATCACGCGGCACCTGCTTGTGTCCCTCGGAACGAGGAAATCATAATATCCCTGCAACGGATAGCCGAAATCCTCATAGGCCGTGGTCAGTGCGCGTTTGTCGCGTGCGAGGCGGTATATGTCGGCGAGGCGTTCAAAGTCCGCAGGACTATGGGCGAAACGCTGACACAGCGACTCAAACGAAATGTCATGCACCTCGCCGAGGCAGGAAACGTCCCATCCTCGGAAGTCGCGCATATTGTTGTCTATGAAAAAATTGTTGGGCTGAACGTAGTCCGTCCAACAGTCAAGTTTGTCCTCGCGCCATCCGTACCACTTGCGCTGTACCACGAAGCCGGAGATAAGGAACTCCTCCATGCATCGGGCGTTGATGCGAGTCATGCGGTTGAGCTGCATATTGCACTGAAGCACGGTTGACATCGTTTCTCCATACTTCTGCTCATCGCGGTCACGCGCCGTGCAGGTCGGCTCTTTGGCTTGACTGCGGTACACGCCGAGGACGGCCTGCACCATGCGCCGGATAAGATTGTTCTTCAACGGAACATTGCCCTGCTTGCGGATATAATCCTCCTCTTTCATGCTCACGCCGTCAACGCAGATGACATCATCCCACTGCCTGCCGTAGGTGTAGTTTTTGTTGCGCTCGCGGTCTTGCCGAAAGGTTTCCATCGCCCACCAATATTGTTGCGCTTCCCACAGCACCTCAAATGCGCGGTTGCGCCCCAACATCTTCTTTGCTTGGGCAACGCTGTCAAGTTCGCTCTTGGGCATGATGCGACTTGCCTTATGTAATTTCTTCTTTGCCATATCGGTTGTTGTTATTGGGGACGATGCAAAGTTACAGCCTTGCATCGCCCCCAATCGTTTAACTATTGTTGCGTGTTGCGCAGGTCGGTTATCATAAGTTTTTTGAGGTTTACGATAGCCTTGGCGCAGGAGTCGCGTTGCTCCGGGGTCTTGGCGCGTAGCCATTCTTTGGTGAGTTCGTCCACGTCACGCTTGTAGTCGGTGATGATTTGGTAGCGGTCAAATTCGGGGGTGGCCTCCAATTCATCGAGCATCTCATAGTAACGGTCCTCGTCACGCTCCCTTACCTTGCGTATCGCGCTCACGCGGTCTTTGGTGGTCTTGTATTCCTCGTCCCATGTTTTGAGGGAGTCGGACACGGCCTTGTCGGTGACGCGCGTGAGGCGTTCCTTGGCGAGGGTGTTACTGCGCTTGCGGTATTTCTCCATGATTTGCTCTCGCTCCTCGCTTCCGTATGCCCAGCCTGTCAAGGGTGCGCCTCGGCGTATCTTGTAGCGTGCGTATCGCTCGGCAATCTGCGAGGGGGTCATCTTGCTTGCCTCCTCGGCTGACGCTCCGAGTTCGTCAAAATAGAGTTTGTCTATCTGACTCTGCGGACAGTTGATGATGCGTGCCATCAGCAGGCCGAACTCGCGCGAGGTCTGCGCGTCATCGCCGAAGTAGTCCATCGTTGCGACAACGATGTCGGTCAGCGATTGGGGATTGACACCCACGCCCGACTGCACAAGCAGGTTGAGTATGTCATTCACTGCGGCCTTTTGGTCATTCGGCATCTTGCGGAGGATGGTTGCGAGGTCGCTTGCCAACGGCATATCCTTTGCAAGATACTCCCAATTGCCCTCTCCGTTGAGCCACATCTGACCTGCCGAACTCATCACGTCACCGCCTGTCAGACCCTCAATGCTTCCGAAATAGGTGTGGTTGAGAATATCGTCCCACATCTTGTCTTTCTCGGACTCATCGTCACCCATGAGGAGGTAAGGCAGGTACGCGCCCATGTTCCATGCAAGTTGCAGGGCGAAGCCGAACACGTCCACTCGCGCAAGGTCGCGGATGATGTTCCGGCGGTACTCGCGCTTGGCGTTGGCCGTTGCCTTGTCGGGGTCTATGCCGTCACGCCACATCTGCTTGGCCATGAACTCCACGCTCAACGCCTTGTTGCCCGGCGTCATGTAGCGTTTGAGACTACGCAGGGAGTCATACAACTGACGTGTGTAGGACATGGACGAGTTGCGGAATACAGTGAACAGCACCGAAAGCCACGAGCGGTCAACCTGCATGGTGGAGAGGAACGCGCCCTCGCTTGATTGCTGTGTCTGATTGAACAGGATTGTAGCGTCCTGCTTGGCTCGCTCCTCGGCAACATCGGGGTCATACCCTTTGCGCTTGTAACCTGCGAGTCGGCTCTGATATATGGCGTGTGAGCCGATGGCAACTGTCAGCGCGTCCACAAATGCGTTGGGGGACATCCCTACGCGCGAGGCAATCTCAACGACACGGCTTCGCCACATCTTCCAGTCCATATCCGATTTCAGCA